GAACGAGTCTGAATCCATGACGATCAGGTCAGGACCAGAGTTAGGCTTGCCCGCGTAGTGTGCCGCCTTCCGGTATTGTTGGCGAAGAACGCGCATACCGTTTGTTGCGAAGGAGGACACGTCGCCACGTTGGTTGTAGTGGTACAGTGACTCAGACTTGCCGACACCGAAAACAGAGGAGCTCTGAGATCCGGGGTCAGTGTTAAGGTCAAGGATACCGTTGGTAACGCCAGTACCGATACCGCTACTGAATCCACCGTTCAGGTTGACGAATCCGAGAAGCTCGGACGTGTCGAAGACAAGTCCACGGCTTGTACCAGTCAAGACGTACTTGTTCATGTCACCAGAGATGGCTTCCATGGTTGTCTTCGGGTACGCATCAATAAGACGCACGACAGCTGCCTTGCCCTTGTTGATGTTGAGGACCTTCTTGGGGATGCTAATCATTGCGACTGCGCGGTGGGTTTCCACTTGCAGCTTCTTGATTTGCTTCCGACGGACGTTGGTGAGGAGCTCGTCTCCACTGTAGACACCGGTTCCCTTTGCGGGTGCGCCTGCAGCGAAGTCGCGCTCAATATAGGTTCCACCATCATTGCTTACCCGCGCCTTCTTTTGCAGCTCGCGCCACAAAGGAATGCTGCTCTCAAATGAGTTGACCAAAGGGCCACGCAGGTCGGCAAACGTGGTGTTCAGGGTATCAAGATCGATAGCCATGAGTACGTTCTCCGATTGAGATTAAAAATACAAAAAAGGGTGTTGCTGCCTGCCCAGATTCGCTCGGAGTTCCTACCGGCCTGCTCTTACGTCCCGTGGGTGCTACGGGTATCCTACGCGGTGCGTCAGCCTTGTGCAAGCAATCGTCGGCGCACGGTCTCATAATCGTCCGGCTGAACGGATTCCGTGCCAGCTGCTGCCGAGTTCTTTGCCATCATGTCAATGGAATCGGGAACAGACTTTTCCTTTGGCGCCTCAATCAATGCCGATGCCATTTTAATCGCCTGGTCGCGCTCAATGCCCGACTCTAGGGACTTCACAAACGCATCCCAGGCAACGTCAGACTCGTACACTTCCTTGGCGTTTGTTTCGACATACTTCACAAGCTCTTCAACGCGAGCGGCAGCCTGTTGCTGCTCAAACTCAGCGAGCTGGCCTTCGAGCTTCTTCTTGTCTGCGACAGCCCGTTCCAGTTCGGCGCGGACGTCTTTTGTAGGGTCATCGACACCGTACAGCATGTTCTGAATGCGCTCGCGCTCGGCACGAATCTCGCTCTCGAGATGCGTTTTCTGCTTCGCGATGTCTTGAAACTTGGCCTGGTAGCCTCGCTCAAAGTTTCCTAGCTTGGATTGAAGGCCCTCTTTCACCAGGTTCTGGTGTTGTTCTGGTAGCGCCTTGTACCACTCTGCCTCGAGTAGTGATTCCATCTCGCCGTTCCATTCTTTTAGAACGGCTGGATCGGCAGGCGAAGCCTGGGCGGGCTGCTCTCCACTGCCTGCCTTTTGCTCGCCTGCCGATTGGTCAGACGGAGCACTACCATTTACTTCATCAGACCCAGTTGTTTCGGTCGTTGCTTCAGATTGCTGCTGTTCCTGAGACACTCTCTGCGTCCTCCTTAGGTTTTGCCGAATACTCTTCTGCGTCGTCCTGCTTACGCGCAACTTCGAGCATAATCATTTGCATGTCATCCACGTTCTCGCTCAAGTGCTTCGCGAGCTCTTCGGGTGACATTCCCTTCAACCAATCAAAGCGCTTGGCGCACTCTAGCATGAGACCTGCAACTTCTTCGTCGACGCCGAGAACATCCACCAGGGGCTTAACATCCCCGGCCGGCTTCGCTTCACTGGGTTCCTCACCGGTCTCAACCGGTGTTGCATCCGTTGCTGATTGCTGCTCAGCAGCGCGCTTATCGACTGCGTCGGACAGAGTCTTGATTCGTTGTTCAAACTCACTGGGTGCCATGTCATTTCCTAGGAGACGAGAATCTCGACTCTGACGGGGTTTTGCGGGCTGGTTGTGCCGGCTGTGCCTGCTTCTTTTGTCGCCCATACGTTTAGCTTTGTGACGCCCATGCCCTCAGGGTACAGGAACGTGCGCTTCTGTCCTTGAGGGACTCCCCAAATGTGGTGCGGCGCGTCCGTTCCAACGTCTACAGCGTTGTTGTTTGCGGTTCCGTTTCCATCCAAACACTTCACGTATACGGCTTCGTTAGCGTTCAGCGAGTTGTCAATCTCAACAAGTTGAATCGTCGCTGACCCGGACATGATGTTGTTGTCTGCAGTTGCGTCAGACTGCGTGATGGTGATCAGGCTTGTGCCCAGTGGGGAACTAATGCCGGCAATATCAAGGGCCATTTCAAACTCCAGTGCTCAAATAAACCGTAACCGTGCCGCCAGCTGGTGCAGTCGTGCCGGCAGTACCAGGTTGCTGCTTCGTCCAAACGTTAATCGCTGTGCTAAACACAAGTCCCTCAGGGACCAGGACCGTCTTTGTTGCGCCAGCGCCAACGGTGATGATCATCGTCGGTGCCGTTGTGCCCACGGCGCTGGCAGACGTGAACGTCCCGTCGTAAAAGCACGTCGAGATGGCAGTGTTCGCAGCATTGGTAACTATAAATGAGTACACCGTAGCTGTGCCGCCCGTGATGTTGACGTTGGCGGCAGCATTAGTAGATGCCAGCTTGACAACCCGATAGCTCAGATTCTCTTTTGGGGTGATGTTTACAGCCATGTCTAAACCTCAGTGTTTGTACGGTATCACTTGCGAGCGCTGCGCTCCAACTTCTTTGCTTTGATTTCAGTTTTGCGCTCTCGAATATCTGACTCGCAAAAGCCTTTGGATCGTAGATTTGTAATCTGGCGGTGTCTCGCCTCGTCAGAACGAAGGGCCCGAGTGCTCTCCGTTTCTCCTGAGATGCGCAGCTCCTTTCCTGGGTTGTCTTTCCGGACCTTAGCTGTCATCTTCTCAAACTGCTCTCGAGTCTCAATGACTCCTGTGGCGGTGTGGATGGGCTTCCAGTCCGGTTTAATCCTGGGTGGGTCCAACCATGCCACAGAGCGTTCAGAGCCGCACTCAGGGCAAACGGGGCGGCCTGCTGAGCGCCTGTACAGCACGGATCGCTCAAATGCTTCGCACTTCTTGCAGTAAAAGTCGTGAACAATGAAAGACATTAGGAAAACTCAGGCGGAGGTTGGTTCTCAATAACGTCTGCAGTCATGGGTTGGACCTGCTTCATCGCGTTGGGGTCGATTGACTGTTGCTGTGCCATCAGCGGGTCGATCGCCGGGTCCTGTTGCTCAGCATCCATCTGCTGTGCTTCCATCTTTGCGGCGGCCAGCTGCTCTTCTTCAATCTGTTGCTGCGGTTTAAGCAGCTTCGTTGGCAGGTTGTGCGTCTCTACCATGTACTCGTCGATAGCTCGCTGGTCGAAGTTCGGAGACTCCTTCAGTATTTGGAGAAGACCAAGGAACATCTCGGCCTCGACAGCGGGGTTGGAGCTGACGGGGTTGTACGCAACCATCTCAAAATGCACATCAGCAGCGCTCAGGTCTTCACTTGTGAGTGTGACCCATTCGCTTGACCCAGAGATCTCGACTTGGCGGGACTCCTGCATAAAGTTTGACGACAACCACAGGCACTTGGTCGCCACATCTTCGAGTGCCTCTGCCAAGTTGCCTACACGGTTTGACAGTCTTGTCCGCAGCTGTGCATCAATAAGCGCCAGCTCAGTCGCCGTGCGGGCACCCGTGACCTGGCCGCGTGCGGCCTCAGCAAGCGCGGAGACAAACGAGGTTATCTGCTCTTGTTTGCCCAGGAAGTCGAGCACCTGCTGGGGCATCGTCGGGGTCGGGGCCTCATAAAACGCCTCCGAAAGCGCGCCTGGTGCGTCCGTTGATAGGTGAATCGGAACGAAAGACCCAACGGCAGCGCTAACAGCAGCGCTCAGGTCTTCTTCAGCAACCAGTCCGGCATCGTACAGGATGCGCGGCACTGTCAAGTGGACCACCTTGTTCCAGAACGTCAGGAGCTCGTTGATGGATTCCTGCTGCGGAAGAATGAGTTGAACCTCAGAAAGCCCGCGAACATCGATCCCGTTGTGGTTTAGGCTGAACACCGTGTACGGAACGTACAGCAAGTCGTCCTCAAACACGATCCGAGATCCATTCGGAACGTAGTGATACACCTTGGACGCCTCGACGTCGTAGACTTCCCAAACCTCAACCCACTGTGTGGCGTCACGAACCTTTTGGTCGTTGATGTCTGCGTCAGGACCTACTGCCCAGGTGGGGTAAGAGTCGGCCCCGACGTCACCGGCACCTTTGTATTTCCCGCCTTTAACCCTGCTTTTGAACTGGTCGAAACTCAGCACAGTACATTCCATCCAGTAGCGGATGTCTTCGGTGTCGCGCACACTCAGGTCGAAGAACAGCATCGACGGGTCAACCGACCGCACAACAGGAGAGTCGGCTTCCTTAGACCAGGTCGTTTTGAACACTCCACGGTTGCACAGTGTCGCATCAACCAAAGCCAGAGCAGCCCGTTTGCGCATCTTGATGTGCCGGAAACACCAGTCCATAAATGCCGTTACCGAGGAAGAAACCTTTTCGGCCTCTTCGGACGCAGCACGTGCCGCTACACGGGGGTTCGGACCCAGCATCGACGATATTGCGGACTCCGCAACAGAGAAAACCATGTTCTCGCTGCACAAAAAACGGTCTTCAATGTTCTGTGAGTTGAAGTGTTTGCCGCGATAAAGCGCGCGAGCTCGATCAAAAGCGTCCTTCTCGTGAGACTGGTAGTAGTTTCTGTGTGCATCAATGAGATGCTGGAGTCGCTCTGCTGAAGGGCTAGCCATTGGTTACCTCTTAGGCGGCGGTACAAACGGAGAAAAAACGTTGGCCTCTTGCTGAGAAGAAAAGCCATCAAGGTCCCTGATGCTAACATAGCCAGACGGGCTGACATTATCAGACGATGACAATGTAATGGGAGTAAAGGCTCTGCGGGACAAAATATCTCCAGCCATGACGACAGTAACAGCACGGTCGAAGTGATGGTCGTCTGACGACTTTGAGTTGCGCGCTCGGCCGTCGTAGTCAAGCAGCTGGTGCAGCGTAGACCTTGAGCGAATCTTTAAGTCGTCTTCTCTCAACAGCTGAATCGTCCGAGCCTCAGCCTCCTGGAGCCGCTTGCGCGTCGTGTACCAACCAGGGTGTGACTTGTCAGTCCACAACAACCTTTGAGCACCTTGTGACCTAAGGGTAGCAATGCAGTGCGCGGCATTAGACTCGACAGCCAACAGGCAGTGACCGTAGCGCGCTTGGACACGCAACAAGCGGTCAGCAAACTTGCCCGGATCTTCGCGGCCAGACCAGCACGCAACCTCTTCGCGGGCAATCGCGTCCCAGACTGTAAGCGCAGACGGGTCACCCTTTGCGCCATATCCAGCTGGATCTGCAGTGATCAGGTACACACCACTAGGGCGAGGAGGCGTCAGTTCGCATGCACCATGTAGCGCTTCTTCAGGGTCAGGCACAGCCTCTGAAAGAAGAGACCGCAACGCGTCCTCAGGCAAAACCGGGTCCAAAGAACCCAACCAACCATCGTAGGGATCGCTCGGATACTTAGACCGAAACAGCCGGGTATCCCCCGCAAACTCCGTATCCAAACTCCGACGACGGAATATCAAGTGACCAAGGGTCATTCCCTCGTGCTGTTCTAAATACCGCAGCTCTTCGTTGGTCGCCTGGAAGTCAAGTGGAACTGGTAGCGCACAGCTTTTGTCATGCCACCATTTCAAAAAAACAGGGTGGAACCTGCCTTTTCCCTCAAGTGCAGCTCGCCACATTCGCTCGTGTTGCGAACCCGCACGGCCAAATGTCGACTCGAGAATGACGCGAGCATTAGGACGCTTGTTGATACTCGGGAACAAATGCGCCGCTGCCTCCCGTTGATGTGGCCATTCGCCGTACTCAGTCAAAACCAAGCGGTCAATAGAGCGACCAACAGCCGGAGCTCGGCCAGCACCAGTCAATGTCTGAATACCACCGCCGTGGTTGAAGTCCATGTGCCGAACACCGCCAGACTTGGACCCAACACGGAACTTCGGAGGGATACCACGGTACGCAAACTGCAGACGCTCGAACGCCATCTCCGCAGTCTCATGCTTTTCAGCCACTAGGGCACCCTTAATACCGCCCTTTGAGTACATGACCTGGCCCAATAGCCACATAACGGCCAGCGTGGTCTGCTTTGCTTGGCGATATTTGCCAATAATGACCCAAGGATGCTGAACAAGCGCGTCAAGAACCAGCTCCTGGGCATTAGTGGGGTGCATAAACCCAACACCCTCGTCCTCACGGACAATCTGACAGACACGAACAAACTTTTTAGGGTCAGATAGCGCCTGGCGAACAGCACCATGCCGCGTTTCGCTCAAGAATCACCACCACCACCGAGCAGCTGGCGGTAAAACGCAGCCTCTTCAGGCGACATATCTTCAGATGTAGACACTTTGCCTATAAGGGGGATCACACCACGGTGAAGTTTCGCCAACTCTGCCTCTGCTTTCAGCGCCAGGTCGTCGTTCTGAAGGCTTGTGTGGCGAGAAACCGTGCGATGGAGACGCTTCATTTGAATAGAAACGCTCAAACGAACACCATCAGCATCCATATCGCCAATAATGCGCTCCTTTACTCCCTCCGCATCACGAATGACGTGCCGAACCCCACCAGCATCGTACTCATCAGAGATCTTCTGAGCCTCTCGGTTGCACCAACGACCCTCAACAAGAGAATCCTCAATAGCAAGACGATGGTCAGGGAAGTGCTGCTCCGAATGATCGACCTCAGCACCAGAGATAGACCGCTGAAGACGCTCTCGAGGAGGAGGAGGTAGCCAACCCTGCTTGAGCTGAGACGTCACCCAGTCAACATCGCGGTACACCGTGCGCATGGCACAGCCGTAGCGCGTCGCAATCTCCTCATAGTACGCAGTAGTCAGACCGTCAGAGTCTTCAATCATAGCTCTGGCGATCTCATTTCGCCTGGTGCCGCGTGAACGCGTTGTATTTGTAGACATGAAGACACTGTAGTCAAAATGACACGAGTTTTCAAATGGTCCGTATTTTTTGAGGGGGGCCTGATAAACAACAAAGTTTCCAGGGGGGACAAGGGGTCTGCTGCTTTGGCCACCAGTGCTCCGCTGCGCTCGGCTCTGCTTGTCTGGTCTTTGTGCGGCCCCTGACAGTAAAGTACCTACTGTCATGGTACTGTCTACGGCACTGTCAGGCGACATATACAGCGGTTTCGGAACGATATAGACAGTAATGACAGTGGTGAACCGGTAAGTGCCCGTTTGGGGGAGAACCCCTATCTGACTACACGGAAACAAAAGAAACTAAAATCGCACAGCAACCCAGACCAACTTCCTAATGTATAGATACTCACTAAGTACTGTCATTACTGTCTATAAGTAAGGTAAAAGAGCAGACGTATCTAATGACAGTACAGAAGACAGTAGCCTGACACTTGCTCCGTACTGTCAGCAGCTCATACTGTTCGCCGGCCTGTTGTTCGCCATGTCTGAACCTCGCATCTACGCCACACACTGCAAGCGAACCACTCGACCCACTCGCTTCGCTCGCTGGGGCACTCGCTGGGCCCGCTTTCCGTGCGCGGCTTCGATGCGCAAGACGGTTCATGGCTACCAACCGTCCAGCAAAAAGCATTCGCTTAAACAAAAGGAGCACTACCATGCTTATAGAGAGAAACCCTAACGACCTCTACCGCAGTCACTACGTGACTACGCCCACAGCCAAGCGGATCGCGATCCTGATGCGGCTGTCACCCACCAGTAAGAACACGCACGTTCACTGGTTCTGCACACCACAGACCGCGCGCGCGTTCTTCCGCGAGATG